CTAAAGAATAGCAATATTTTGGCGGTTTTTATAACCCTCGATTGATTGATTAAACTCAATAATTTCAAGCTCTAATGATGATTGCTTGGTGCCAAAATCAGGCAATTCATCATTATAAAGTGCAATATTATTTGTGCTTTGGATTTTGCGTTTTAACGCACCAAAATTATCCAAAATACGAATTTCATAATTGCTTTCTTGGCTTAAAATATCAGTTTGCCAATTATCATTATCACCGCGCATACGGCGTAAGAATGAGATTTCAATCGAATTTCCAATACGCTTTGCCTTTATATGGCAAACCGCCCAAGGCTTTTGGTAATTGCCAAAAAATGTGCATGGCAATTGATAAGAAATTGGCGGATTTACGATATTTGATTGTAAATCAATCAGTACTTCTGCGCCCCAAAGTTCGGCGTCTATATCGGCATTAACACAGGCTTCATTAAGCAAAATTGCATAATCACCAATTTGCAAATTTGGCGCTTCATTAATGCCATTAAGACCACGCACAAAGTTTGTTATATTATATGTATCTTTGGCAATTAGATTTGCCGATTGAAAATTTATAATGTCCACAATTTGATTATCACGCAAAATTGCCATATTTCCATTATTGGGCAATTTTGCACCAAATAGCATTTTAACGCCCAAAATCGCGCGAATATTTTGCGAAACCGCACTTGAGGGAATTGGGTTTAGCAAATTACCAATAGATGCGGCGCGTGAACAAATTCCAAGTGATTTATCGCCCAAGCGCACATCAATATTGTCAAAATTATTGCTGGCAATATAAATTTGCGCGCCATTCCCTACGCCGCCAAAGGGCATTGGCAAATCTAATGCAAAGGCCAATGGTTCACAAAAATAAATTGGGCTTGGTTTTGGGTTTTGCGTGGCGATTGAATTTATTTCATTTGAAATTTTCCCTAACTTGCTTAGGCTTAATTCGCAAATTGCACCATATTCAATTGCGTCAATCGCAAAAGTTCCCTCTAAACCAATGTCAATAATATCACCAATTTCAAGCACGAGTGCGCGCGAATTTTCAAGCCTGATTTTATAAATCAAATTCAAATTCTTGGCATTTTGCAAAATCCCGTTGGCAAGTGATGCCGCCATATTGCGCCCACATGTTAAAGGCAAAGCAAAATCAATATTTTTGCCATTAGCGCCTGCAAACATATTTATTGTATCATAGTCATCTTCGATTGAATAAAGCCTTAGATTAAGGCCATCAATTTCATCCTCTTTTGCAAAAGATTTTTGAATTTTTGTGCCATCATCAAATAGGATTAAATCATTTTGATTTATTGATTGCACAACATTTGCAAATGCCAAATCCGTAAAAATAAACTTGCCATTCTTTATATAGAAACCAATATTAAAGACTTGAATTAATTCATTTAAAATCGCACGTGCATTTGTTTGGTTCTCTATTACAAAACCATTGAAAACCCGTTCTAATCCTTGAATTTCATAATTGGTGATTTCACATTCTTGCAGAATATATTTGAGTAAATCGGCGATTTTTCCACCACCCAAACGCCCCATAAGCCAATGACCTTTGGCATAATTATCGCCATCACCCCAAACAGATTTCAGGCTAGGAAATTGTGGATAAGGGCGCGCATCCCATGCCCAAATATGGGTATATTCTATATCAATCATACGCCCTGAATATAGGTTTGAAACAGGGTTTTTGCTATCATCCCAATAAGTTAGGAATGCATATAAAGCGCGTCTTTGCTCCAAGTCATCGCGATTACCATTTGAATATGGTGGAATGCCATTTTCAATCGACTTTGCATCTGGAAAAACACTTGGCTGATTTGCACCCTTATCAATCGCGGGATAGCCAAGTTCCATAAGGCGGATGGGTTTTGACTTTCCAATCCATTGGGTCGGGCTTGCGTTGCGCACGCCATTAAAGCGTGGATAATGGCTATTTTGCCAAAAATTGCGCAAATCCTTTTGGCGATATATCCATGCCTCATTATATGCGCCATCAGTTATGGGGGTTTTTTGCCTTAAATTGCGGGCATTTTCATCGACATAATAATAATCATAGGCAATCCCTGCCTCTATATTGCTTTGTAATTGTGCAATTGAAAGCGGGGCATCGGTGTTTGCCCTATCGGAAATGGGGGCATAATAATCAATGCCGATAAAATTAATATTATTATCGGCCCATAATTTATCCAATGGAAATGTTACATCATTGCCCGCAACATATGCACCATATTCTGTCCAATCGGCGCCATAACCAATTTTGCAATTTGCCCCTAAAATCGCCCTCACCTGCCCTGCAAGATGAATTAATTTATCAACAAAGGGGAAAATATTTTGCGCACTTCGCGCCCGTGTTAAACCAATTAATTCGGAGCCTATAAGGAAGCTATCAACACCGCCCGCCGCTTTACATAAAGCTGCCTGATTCAGTATGAAGCGCGAATAAGAAAATTCATTTGGCCCAGAATAAGAAATATTTTGCCCAGAGACTGCAAAATGACTTGCCAAAACATTGCCGTAAAATGCGTTTATCGCAGTATTTGCGCCAGTATTATTTTCCAAATTCGGTGCAATTTTAATGCGCCCACGCCAAGGATAATTGGCACAATCCATCATAATAAAGGGATTAAACGTTACCTTAAACCCCTTTGAATTTAAATGGTTTATTGATTCAATTATTGATTTATCATCAATCGAACCACCATAAGCATTTTGACCATTAATTTGTGAAACACGGTCGGCATTATTGCGTGATAATCCTGCGACATTCCAATTCCTTGGCTTACAATTTCGCACATTAATTTCGGTCTTCGGAATGATTTGGCAATTGGCGGCATCAATTGATGTGCCAAACCATGCATTTACGAGTGAAATGCTTTTTGCATTGGGAAGATCATTTTCAAGATTTTCAATAGCACATACAAAATCAGTTTTTTCATGGTCGTGATGTGAATTTAGGTAATTTTCATTTCCCCTCGAAACCTGTTCAATAATTGGCGTTGTCGCATAGGCAAATTCACCAGTGGCGGGGATAAGGCATACACCCTTTATCAAATTCTCAAGTGATTTGGCGTCATTTTCTTGGGCAAAAATTTCAAATGAAAATTGGGGGATCCTATCACCAAAAACATCCAATGGTAAATCTTCAAAAACTATATAGGCAATATCATTATAATTAGGGCAATTATCAATACCCAAAATTGCCTCTAATAATGGGTCAGGGTTTGGGTTATTGCCAGTATGAAGGCGGTAATTATATTGGTTTAAATCAATTTCTTTGCCATTGGCCCATGAACGCCCGATGCGTGAAATTGTCCCTTGGCAAAGGCCGATGGCAAAAGAAAGTGTATATTTATATTCTTTGACCTTTTGCCCGCCCTTGCCACCGACCGTTCTTTTGATTGTGGTTTCTTTGAAATTATCGGCCCATATAACCTGCCCTGCGATTTTGGCGCTACCGAATATTTTTGGCATGAATGCGCCATCAATTGATGATTGCACGCTTAAATTGCCAAGCCTTGAACCGCTTGAAGTGCGCCCATTAAGGCTTGATTGCAATGCGCCATCAATTTTTGCGCCAACTAATGCGCCAATCGCACTGCCAATTGGACCAAAGGCTGCGCCGCCAACATTTGCCAAAATTATCGAAGCCATTATAAATCTTTCTTTTCATACGCGCCAATAAAACGCGCCTTAAACCAATTTCCAAAAGTGTTTTTGACTATACCTTGTGACCAATGGGCGTGGATAAATTGGTTATTTTCAACCATTATGCCAAAGTGAAAATTATCATTCACCCTAAAGGCTAAAACCTTGGCAGAGTTTTGCGAACATGGTGAAAAGTATTTTTCAATTGTCGCCTCAAAACCCAATTTGCGTAAATCTTCGTCAATTTCAAAAACCGCCGCAATCAAACCTAGGCAATCACAACCCACATTTTTTAACGCGCAATTTTCAATATAGGGGGTTCCAATAAATTCATGTGCACGCGAAATTATTTTACGGGCTTGCATAAATTATGCTTTCCCCTGGCATATGCGGACAGCCACGAAAATTTGCGCCATTATTAAAACGCGTTTTGCAAGTTGCAAAATTCTTGTCACAGGATTGATAGATTTTTATCGCATCGCCAATATTAAAAAATTGCGCAATTTGGGTTTTAAAAATTATCAAAAATGCACTGCCCGCACTTTCGATATTGGCAATTGAAAATTCAGTGTCTTGCATTGCGCCATTTGTGAATTTTAATTTGCCATTTTTATAATTTTCGAAAACTGGGGCAGTCGTAAAATTTACCTTTATTTGGGTGTTGGAGTATTTCTTAATTACATTTCCCGCTTGGGCATAATTTTCGAAATTGATTGTGCATTTATTATCACCCAAATCTGCATCACAAATCCGTGAAAATTTTCGCCCCAAATTTTTGTTTAATTGGCTTTCAAGCCCTGTAAGTTCAAATTCAAAAACCTGACCATTTAATTTTATATCGCCAATAATGCCCTGCCAAATTTGCACATAATATTGCGGCATTTGCCAATCAATCAGATAAAGCCCAATTTGTGCTTTATCAAATTTGCCAAGTATTATGTCATTTTCACTAATACCATCTATTGCAACCGCCCCTTCAATCGCGCCGCGATTGGAATTGGGAAGATTTTGCAAATCAAGATTTGCGGAATTAAAAGCATTGGCAGATTTAAAAGTCTTACCCATTGCAATAATGTCTTCATCATGTTCGGTAATGCAAATTTCATTGCCAGTTTTACCAATAATGATCCAACATTTTGCAAGGCTTGAAACTTGGGAATTAAGGCGGTTTTGAAAACCTATATCAAGATTTCTCATGTTAAAACCTCAATAATTTCAATGTCATTTATACGCCCTGTTGATGGGCTTTCTAAAGATATTTCAAGGGCATCATTATTGAACCTTGCCATACAATCAAATGAAAAACCGCATTTCACACTCTGCCCATTTGGCGGCGCAGTTTGGAAAATAATGAGGCCAGTTTGATATTCGATATTATAAGAATTGGCAGGTTTTAAAACACCATTTACAGAAATCGAAACACTATTCAAAACTGGCAATTTGATATTTCTTTTATAAGAATTTTGCGCATCGCCATAGGTTTTTTGAATTTGAAAAACCTTATTATTTCCATCGCCTATGCCAATTTCTTGATCCAAATATGATGGTATCTGGCTTGGCTTGCAGGATTTATTATCAATCGGGTCACGAAAGCGAAAGGCATAAATCTGCCCCATGCGCGCTTCATAGAAAGCTAATAAATCATGCAATTCATCAAGTGGCGCGCCGCGCGATGCAATATTCCATTTGCGCCGTGAATTTTGCAAAATTGTATTGCGTGCTTCAATGCCGTTAGCTCGCGTAAAAATTTGCGCATTACGCATCGGCCCACCGATAGCACCACGCGCCATTTTAATGGGAAAAATAATATCGTGAAATGCGCTCATAGTCTGCCCCTTCCACGTTCAACCGCGCGGGCTAGTGCCATTGAAACCTGATTGGCGCTTTTTTTGACATCATTCAAATTTGATCCTTGCGCCATATTAATATGAATATGCACTGCGCCGCCAAGACCTGTTTCAATTGATCCCGCCTGATTTGGCACAAAATATTCTGGGCCATTTTCACCCACAAGATACGCACCCCCCGCATTTACCGCCCCGCCAGATGCACGCGCACCATATTTGGGAAGGGTCGAAAAAATCTGTGCCAAAACCCCTTCAATAGGTTTGGTAACATTTTGGCGAATTGCCATTGATGAAAGATCGCGCAAAATTGTGCTTATAAGTTTTTTGAATGATAATTCGCCACTTTTTGCGGCATCTGCCAATGAATTAGCAATATCTTTGCCCGCTATATGAAATGAACGTGCAATCATATTGGCGGCATCTTTGGCGCCATGATTGGCAAAATCATTTAATGCATTTTGGGCATCATTAAGGCTTTGATTATCTGCCATTTATTCCTCTTTTAAGTTTTGCATTAATTTATCTAAATCAGCGCGGGTGAAATCTTGTGATTGCGGGGCAAAAATATTGCGCCATTCCAAAAGACTTAATCGCCAAAAATCAGGCGCATTAATGCCAATTCGAATTGCCGCAAGTAACATTTCGGCAAATGGCATCACGCCCCACCAATATTAAGCGCAAAGCATTTTAAGATTGCTTCGACCACAGATTTTGTATCAATTTTCGCGCTTTTTATTTCATCAAGTGAAAGCGGGTTTGCCCCCCCTTCAAGCAAAATTGCCAAAAGCAAAATCACATCATTGGCACTAAGACTTTGAAATTTTGCATCCAATTTTTCAAGGCCGCTAATGCCAAAGGCGGTTTCAATTTTTGCCAAACCGCCAAGTGTAAGGCATAAAATATATGGCCTGTCATTAATTGAAATAATGGTTTCACCGCGTTTTTCATTTGCAATCATAATGCCACAAACCCCAATGCACCCGCAGAAATTAGGGTTAGTGAAAAACTTGCTTCGGCATCATAATTGCCCGCATATTCTAATTGGGTGATGATAAAGCTGCCATCGATGCGCCCGAAATTTGGAATGATTAATTGCCAATTTCGCGCCTCTTGATTGAAAAACGCAATGCGTACCATTTCATCGGATGCTAAATCTTTAAAAACGCCAGAGCCTGAAATTGTAGCTTCCTTAAGCCCTGCCCCTGGTAAAAGCTCGCGCCAATTGCCAATTGAATCGGAAGATGTTCCATCAATTGTTTTTGCCGAAAGCGCAATTGTACGCGCGCGCAAACCGCCAATTGTTACAAAGGCAGGCGTTTGCGCATTATCCGATATTTTGAGAAGTATATCCCTTCCCGCTTGTAATGCCATTTGAATTCTCCATGATTTCTCTTTCCCCAAAAATTGGGGAAAGTGGCGCGGGCAAAGCCCGCGTCGAAAGGGGTTTTCGACGTTTTGCTGCACCAAAACAGTCAACCCCTTCAGTCTTGCTTTGCAATACAGCTTCCCCATCATGGGGAAGCAGAATATTTATTCCGCAATCACCTTAAGTCTGACCACACCCAAAAAAGTTCGCCCATCAATTGCGCGAAAAACATCGGAATAGGCACACATAATAAGTGCAATGTTTACACCGCTAACATTTGGCTTTGCACTGTGCGCCCATGTTGAAACTGCCTCCACCGCTTTTTTTGCCGCTTCTTGGCCTGTGTTTTTGCACACTATTTCAAGGGTTACCGTAATCTCCATTGCGCTTGAATAATCTTGGGCGATTGGTTTGGTTTCAATCCTGCGCCAAAACATGAATGGGAAAGCTGCATGTTTAACAGGCGCATCATAAAGCCGAAGTGGATTACCCAATTGATTGGTCACACCAACATTTTGCGATAATGAAGTGAAGATTGCATTTTTGATTTCTTCAATCATAGACGCGCCCCCAAAACAGATGAAATTTCGGTTTGATATTTTTCATTATCGCGGTTTTGAATGATGCGCCCCAATTCTTCCAAGACCAAAATTTTGAAGGAATTGGGCACATTTGCTGCCGCCCCAAAGCCTGCGAAATATTCAATTTCAAGACCTTGAGAATAATTATTAAGGATGAATTTGCCATCACTTAAACTTATTAAAGATAGTGAAGTGGAAGCCATATTTCCATTAACATTCAAACTACTAACCGCAGATATTGATATTACATCATTAAGAGCAGGAATAAGTTCAACCTTACCTTTTTGCCGTTTGGCAAACTCCAATGCGCGGGTGATTTCAACGCTTGAATAGCTTTGGCGCAACTTGCGTGTTACCAATGCTTTATGGAGTTTTTGTTCCACACGCTCAGTGGCTGCCTTGATAAGAAGCGATAAAGAATTGTCATCACAATCTTGGGCGATACGTAAATAATTGCGTGCTTCAATAAGGCTTATTGGATCTTCACTTGGCCCCGCCAAAACTATCAACATATGCGCCCCCTAGCTTACAGCAAACTTAAGGAATTTAAGCGCGTCATAATCTTGCACACCACCGCCAACACGTTTGGTGACATAAAAAATCACAAATGGTTTATTTGAATATGGATCACGCAAAACACGCAAATCTGTGCGGTCAACAATCAAATATGATTTTTCAAAATCGCCAAAAGCAATTGAATGTGAGCTTGCGGCAATATCTGGCATGTCTTCACATTCATAAACGGGGAAACCCAATAAGGTTGTTGGTTGACCTGCAACTAATGAAGGCTGCCAAATATATTGACCAGTTGTATCTTTGAATTTACGAACTTGACCCAATGTGCGACGGTTCATCATAAAGGATGCATTGGCACGATATGGCGTGCGCGGCGCATATGTTAAATCGACCAATTTATCAATTGGGTTACTTGCCGCAAAACCACCTGCAACACCTGTTGCCACATAGCCCATTTGACCATAGGTTTGCGAACCCTCGGCAGCAATTGTATAGGCCAAAATACCTTTTGGTTTATTGACGCCATCGCCGCTTATGAATGCTGTGCCTTCGGCAATTGCGAAACTTTGCGCAATTTCACCTGCAAGCCAACTATCCATATCCACCAATGCATCATCCAAAATTGTTTGGGTTGCCGCAGCGCTTGCGTATAATTCACCGATTGGGAAAGATACTAAATCAAGTGATGGTGTATTTGTTGTTGTGCGTGCGCCACTTTCTGCGACCCAACCTGCTTGTGCGGTTGAAATTGACATTGGCTTTTTGAAAACTGCCGCCGATGTTGGGCGCACACTTGCAAGGCGGCGCATTGGCGAAATCGCAAATAGGATTCTATCAATTGTCGCCTGAACCTCTGGCGGGGCAACATAACCACCATCAGAATTTACACCAACCGAAAGTGATTTTGCTTCAATTCGGTTTAATGCCGCATCATCACCACGGCGCATATATTGTGACCATGCTTGCTTATGTTCTGAAACTGATTTTGCCTCGGTTGCAGCAGGACTACGCGCATTAATAAGTGCAATTTTATCAAGGCTTGCTTGCGCATGGTTCAATGCTTTATCAAGGCGGTCAACTTTTTCTTCTAAAAGAATATCGGCGACCACTTTCTTTTCAATTTCCGCAAGGCGTGCATCATTGGCTTCTTGGAAAGCATTAAAGACACCCATAAGTTCATTCTGTGCCGCCTTCATATTTGAAGGGGCGATTTTTTGTTCCAAATTTGTCATTTTTACTCCTAATATTAGGCGGCGATTGCCGCATCTTTTCCAGTCACGCGAAGCCGCGCCCTAGGAAGCATCGGAAACCCAACAAGTGAGATTTCACGAAGATCAATTTGCTTTAAAACCCGCCCATCATTGGTTGGGGCAAAGTCTAAAGTTCGAAAACCGATTGAAAGCCCGTCCATTTGCGCGCCCTTAATCATTGCAATCGCAAGACGCCCATCGGGGTCTGAATCATAAATCTTACCCTCTACCCAAAGGCCGATTTCATCCTCGAAGGCTTTTACCCATTCGCCAATTGGGCGGCTTTGGTCATGTTGATAGAGCATGCGAATTGAACCAGCAGGCAATGATTTAAGACTTGAAGCAAATGCGCCGCGTTCAACAATATCGCCCGCTAAATCGCGCACACCAAAAAGGCTGGCATATCCGCCAATGTGCAAAATGCTCATTTCTTCACCTCATTATCAAGGCGGTTTTCGATACGGCTAAGGCTTTGGCGTGCGCCAGACATTTCGGCTTCTAAACGTGCCATTCGCTCATTTAGTGGGGCTTGAGCATCAAATCGGCTTTCAAGGCTTTGTAGCCGTTGTGATGCCGCACCAACCCAAATAAAGGCGGTGATTGCCTGAAGAAAAAGCCCGAATAAAAATGCAGAATTAATGCGTGGATCAAACCATTTGTGATTATTTTCTTCCATCATGGCACAGCCTTTAGCCCCGCCAATTGGCGCTTCTCGTCTTGAGAAAGGAAATTTGCATTTTCCAAACGCGCCCAAAGGCTTTCACGCTCATTGATTAATGCGGTAACATTTTCAAGATTGGGAATTATGCTTAGTTTTTCATTTGCCCAACCACTTAAGAACATTGCCAATGCATTGGACATTTTATTACAAAGCGGCAAAATAACTTGGCGCCAAAATGCATTATTGGCTTCTTTATAATTTGAATATGTTGCATCACCAGGGATGCCCAATAACATTGGCGGAATACCGAATGCCAAGGCAATATCGCGTGCCGCCTGACGCCTTGCCTCCACAAAATCCATTTCTTGTGGGGTAAGCGACATGGGCGACCATTCAAGGCCGCCTTCAAGCAAAAGTGGCCTTCCTGCATTAGCAGCACCAGTGTGCGCCATTGCAAGTTCGGTTTTTAAACGCTCAAACTGTTCATCTGATAGACGCTCATAACCATTTGCACCTTTATAGACTAATGCACCTGATGGACGGGCAGCATTATCAATTAAGGCCTTATTCCATGCCCCGCCTGCATTATGAATATCAATTGCGGTTGCGGCGGCTTCGATAGGGCTTTGACCATATAAATCATCGCTTGGATTGAATAATTTAAGATGCAGGCATTGGCTTTTGCCATTTAGATTATCACGCCAGAGACGCCTTTTTTGATTGCCAATTTGCTGTTCCCATGCAATCGGCCAACCATTTGCACCTTGAATAATTTTCATTGTATCAGGACGAAGAACGCATAATTCTTTGGGTCTTTCATCAATTGAAATTAATTCCAGATAGGCATTACCCGCGATTTGCAAATGCCCAATAAAAGCCTCGATTAGTTCGGGCCCTGATTGTTCAAAATTTGGGGTTATAAGCAAATTTTGTAATTCATGTATTTTGCCATTTTCACCGCGCACTTCTAAAGGGATTGAAGCCACACTTTCAGCAATCATGCGCACGCAGCGATAGGCAACAGGATTTTGCCTAAACCCCTCTTTTGCTAATGCGCCATAATCGCGCGGTGTCCAAATGGGATTTCCGAGGTTGGAAAAAGCCAAAAAGACATTATCCGATTTTTGCTCTGAATGAATATTCATTCGTTTTTTGTTGAAATTGAAGATGTTATTTATCATTTTCTTCTTTCGTTTATTTTATTGTGCTTTTTTAATTAATTGTTCTTGCGCGCGGCGCGCCTTGATTAAGTAGAAGATGGGAAATTGCCCAAACCAATGCGTCCATTCTGTCGGGACTATGGTTGAAATCAGGCGCGCCAAAGCGGCACATCTCATCTTCAAGGGCGGGGAAATGCGCCAAATGTCCAATAAAACCACGTGAATATAAAAGCGCCACAGGCTCTGCACGTGTTCTTTTGGCGGCTTTGGCATGAACCAAATGCACCATCGCTTGAGGGGAAGAAAGCGATATGATTGTGCGCACCATTTCCCCGCCCTGATTGGCTTCCGCCAATATTAAATTTGCTTCAAACTCATCATAGGCATTGGCAATTACCTTTGCCCATTCATTTGGGGTTTGGCCTTGTGTAGTTAAATCAGCCAAAATAAAGGCTTCATTACCCAAACTTCCTGCCACAATAATCCCACATGCATCGGCATTTTTGCCAGATGTTGCGGGTGGATCTACTGCGATAATGATTTTATCAAATACAGTTGGCGCAGGCTTGGCGCGTGCATTTTTAATATCAATGCGCGACCATAAAGCACCTTTTGGATCATCAATCATTTCACCCAATAATTCTTGGCGTGCCCAAATTGAATTTTGCCAGCGATTTTCCATTTCTTCGATAATGCCATCGGATAAATTGGCGGCATTTTCATGGGTTGAAGATTGGGTAATTACGCAATTCTTATTTTCAAAAAGTTTTTTAACCCAAGGCACAGGCTTTGGCGTTGTTGTAAGCATAATTTGTGGATTTTCACCCAAACGAAGCGCAGGAAGCAAAACATCCATCACTTCATCACCATCAGGCCAAGCGGCAAATTCATCGCCCCATGCCAAATCAAATTGCGGGCCGCGCAAACTATCGGGCACTTCGGCGGAAAATAGTAATGCTTTAGCGCCATTGGGCCAGATAAGGCGGCGATTTGATGGTTCAAATTTTGGTTTGAAATCTTTTTTTGCAATATTTATTATGCCTGACTGCCCCTCGACCATAATGTCACGAACATCTTGGAAGGTTGGGCCGATTAATGCGATTGATTGTGCCTGTCCCATTTCGACCTTCTCAACTATCCATTCGCTTGCTGCGCGGGTTTTTCCTGCACCGCGACCGCCCAGAAATGCCCATGTTCGCCATTTTCCTTTGGGTGGTAATTGGCTTTTGCGCGCCCAAAAATTCCAGTCCTTCTGAATCATTTCCAGTTGCTTGAGATTTAGATTTACCAGCAATTCCCTTCGTTTCATTGGCGGCATTGAGGCGATTAAATCTGCGCTCAAGTTCTGCGAATAATTCGTTGCGTTTTTTTCGCCTTGCTTGGCATTTTTCAAATTCGCCAT